TTTCTCTGTTTCCCAATCCTGAATAGTTCTCACTGGAATATTGTACTTCTTTCCAAAGTTTGCTTGCGAAAGTCCCGTAAGCGCTCTTATTTCCTTTATTTCCATTTACCTTCTCCTGTCTAGATTTCAATACTTATTCTCTTAGGTGTGCATGTGCTCGTTATTTTTTTCAATGTCCTTTTTTAATAAAGAAATACCTTTTAATACCACATCTATTTTACTTATCGAGAGTTTCTCCATGCAGTATTCTATGTCTTCCATTTCCGACTTTGCAATTCTCAGCGACAACCTCATGTCTCTCGGATTGCTTGTAGGTCTCCCCATTTTCTTATTTTTGATAATGCACCTCTTTTCTGTTCTTGCCTTTCTGTATCCCATATAATATATTGAAATCGGATAAGGTGCACGGGCAAGTCGCACACCTTGAGGTTTGAGAAGATTTGATTATTTTATCAAGTCTTCTATTTTTTTAATCGTTTTAGGCTTTACATTGTCATCTTTTAATATCTGGATAATCATTTTTAGTACTACCTGAAATTGTTCGTTTGTCATTCCTTGTTCCATTTTTTTCTTCTTTCTAGCACTTCCCACCTTATTTATCAAGCATCTCTTGATGAAGTACAATCAATATATTTGCTCAAATATTTTTAGTCGACAAGAACATTTCCAAAATCAAAATTTGCACGTGCACCACAGTTGATACAAGTGAAACCGTGATTTAATTCAGCATCAGGATTGCATGGGACCCAGATACCCTTACCACAAGAGTTACAAATAATATGATCTGAAATTTTGGTTTTTGGACTCAATTTAATGTCATTCGGGGCACTATAATTTTTTAACGAAATCAAATTGTTCATAATTTCCATAATCTCCTTTTCCCAATTATACTCTGAGGTAATTATCTATCGCAAGTTTTTCATGTGTTCCCATTCATTTAATGTCAAATAATCTCTTCTCTCAAGATGCATTTTTTTTACACTACGAAACATATTGCTTCTGCGTTCTGACAATGTACTATGGCAAATTGATAGTGCGCCATATCATGTACATCTTAATTTTTTGAGTCTTTAAATCTACCATAAAATCGTGGTAGTTTTTTCGTATGGTGTCACAGTGGGTGTCACACCTAATAGGTCAATATAGGTCAATAAACATTTTGAGAATATCTTGATTTTGAATATAAAAAGAGCCCTGTATTGCTTGAAAATCAAGCAATTGCAAGGCTTTTTCTTCTGGAGCTCCCGAGCGGGATCGAACCGCTGACCTGCGCGTTACGAATGCGAGAAAGAATGGCTAAAATTCAGTATTTGTACTATGCGGTGTGCCTTTCGGTGTGTATTAGTTAATTTTGTATAAAATCATATCTCACCTTGAATTCGAGCAGTTCTACCACATATATAGGTGGTTTGCGCTTTCCTGCCTCCCAATCTTGAATTGTCCTTAATGGAATATTGTACTTCTTTCCAAAGTTGACCTGTGATAAATTGGCGAGCGCTCTTATTTCCCTTATATTCAAGCTACTTTCTCCTATTTAAAATTCCCGTTACTGTAACTGCTACTACAACTGCGACTATTAGATAAATCTTCATTTTATTTACATTGATGATTTTATATGTTATATTTATGGTAAGGAGCCCCGAGGGGCTTTCCTTACCGGGTGAGTAACCAAGTGATTAATCCACTTACTACTCCAGAGATGATACCAGAAGCTGTGTTGATTGCAAACTCTTTCAGTTTCTGGTTTTTCTTTTTTTGTTTCATCAATGTTTCCTCCTTCCTTATGTATATATAATAACACGCATTGCGTATTTTGTCAACACTTTTTTATAAACTTTTTTTATTTTTTTCAAGAATAAAAAAAGAGGGCAAGCGCCCTCTTGAAACAAGAACCGCTCGCTAAGACCGTGAGCGATTCCGTTATCTCATTCTACACTTGGCAGATGAGTTAATTTAAATATTTAATTATAATACTTTGCAAGCTCCGCCTGTACCTCGTTATAGTCTATACCTGCAGCTGCCACTCTTCTTACTCGGTCGCTACCAGTTCCCCAATCTTGACCATAGCCATACCAAATTTGATGTGCTACCTCTGTAGCGGTTAAACCTGCTGAACCTTCGCTTGTCATTTTGATATGGCTTGGTGGCATTGCTGCTGTTACAACCCCACCTCTGCCGATAACTATGCGATTTGCATTTGACACCTCGATTACCTCATACTCGCCACTTACGGCAAGTCCTGTGCCGTTGACATCGATAGGATTTGTCACGACAACCTTGTCGCCCACCGCAAATGTATTGCTTGGGGTAACGGCTGGTGCAACCTGTGGAGCTGGTGCTGTGTCTGATAAATTAGTATGATTCAAGCCTTTTGCCTTTATCAAAGTTGGATAGTCAATGTTGGCTACATTGACATCCACGCGTCCTGATACGCCGGCAACACTACCATCTGAACTATATTGCCACATCCCACATTCGTAGCTTGGTGCACTTGTTCCCCATTGAGCCAGCCACAGATCGTACTGGCTTACATCACCAAAGTTGACTCTTGACTGTACGTAGTCAGGATTGAGGTAGTTTGACACATAGTAGCCATACGCTTCCATTCTTTTGCAAAACGCATCAATGATAGCGGTGTTTAGCGCTCTCGTTGGAGTCACTCCGCTATCACGCATATAGCGCTCTGAATCATACTCAAAGTCGCATGCAACTGGCATATCAAACACACCTTTATATCTTTCAAGCAGTCCCACGAATACATCTGCATTTGCTTTAGCTTGCTCCTCGTTCAGGGCATATATAAACCAATACGCACCAACATGCAAGCCTGCTGCTTTTGCTCTTTCTACATTCTGCGAAAATCTCTCGTCTTCATATCCGTAGCCGTAGCCAGCTCTTACCATGACAAAGTCTATTCCACTTGCTTTGACTTGGCTATAGTCTATGCTGCTATTGTGACTTGATACATCAATTCCTCTCATCGTTTCCTCCTATTCCAGGTCCTTGAAGTCTTTGACCTCTTCAGTTTTATCTAATTTTAATATTTGTTTAAACATTTGATGCAGTCCGGTACTTGCAAGGCCACTAATTGCACCTCCCACAATCACCTCTAACGTAATTGACCATGTACTTATGCACCCCAGCATCGCACCCACAATTGCCAATGTTGTTGGAATATACTTGTTGTCCGAAGGCAAGTACATTTTCATCAGATATCCGATGATCAAGCACGCCACGAGAACAAGTGGCATAATAAGTTTTAATATAAATTCAAGATTCATAGTTTACCTCCTTCTTGAATAAAAAAAACGGCATTTAAGCCGCAACGATTAGCTATTAACTTTTTATTATTTATTATCCTTAAGTGGTAACTGCTTTACCTCATTTATTATTTTTTCAGCAGTACCGTTGCCGCCCAATTTCTTATACGGTATATAAAGATAGTCAACAAGGTTCTCATACTCGTCTCGAGTGATACATCCTCGCTTGACATAGTACTCTCCTAGGCAGCATATGCGATCGTGCCCAAGTCCTCTCATCATTAGAGCATAGTCGCTCTTACGCTCCATGTATCTCTGCACTAGCATACTGATAAAGCTCCATAGTCCCGTTGATGCAAATACTGCGATTATTATTGCCCTTTCCATGCCTGACTCCTTTACTTATCTCTCTCGATCAATTCCCAATCGCTCTTTTCAGGATTTGAGACATTTTTATCTTTCGATGATTTGTAAAGCTTGTTATAGTAGATTACATAATCTCCTTTCTTATAGGTTTTATCCGTCGCCCAAAATGTTGCACTCTTCCACCATTTTTCATAATCGCTTGAATTTCCAAGTTCTACTTCAGTCCATAATTCTCCATCGTTGATTGGTATATTCTCATAAGTCGAGTTGTGTTCCTTTCTCGACAAATAAAGTTTATCATTGTATGTTACATAATGCCCTAGTGGATAATAAGAACACACTTGCCATCTCTCCACCATTGACACTACAGCTTTTTTATTTTTCTCTAGCTTTAGCAAGGAATTAATCAATCGATTGAGTGATTCTAGTCTTTGTTCTTCGAGATTTTTTGTAGTTTCTACCGTCCTTATGATGTTCATCAAATCCCCTTCTTCAAAAGTTCCAAAAACTATCTTCCCGTCCTCTCTTGTCGCTGTAAAATTATACTCTCCCTTATCTGTCTTGTTAATATTGAGTGCTTTCATTTATCTATACCTCCCATTAATTTTTATGAATGGCAACTCTGCAGGCACTTGATTCGCGGCCCATGCGGGTGTTGGCATTAACAATACAACTTGCAATACTTTTGTATTGGTTCCTGACCCACATGTGTACACACCTCCATTGCAATGACCGCTTACCTGCACATTGCTTATTGATTTAAATAGATCATTGGGCATGGACAAATTTCCAATCCATCGCCACCAACAAGAATTCCACTGTACCATAGCAATTGGCGTTATTTGTCTTATTTGACAACTTGCCTCACAGGTTCCATCTGAATACTTAACCACTTCAAACTGACCTAGTTTTTCAATTTTAATTGGTACTCTTAGTCCAAGCGTTTGTAGGACTTTGCCAAGTCTTATATTACTGTTGTCGTTTGTTAGTAATTTGATCACTTGTTGCTCTTCGCTACTTAAGTCATATGTTACAGCTCTGCAACTAAATCCTTTTCTAAAATCCGTTTGAAGGTTAACATCTAGTACCTCACTTTTTTCCGACACCTTGCCTATCGCCATTCCTCGACCGCTGTTATGGAAGTCCATTAAGGTGAACCCAGTGCCAACTAACTGTGTGTAAATAGACTCTGCAAATGCATCTTTAAGTTTAATCTCTATGTTCCATGCGTAGTCACTTGAGCACTCAATAATCGTATTCCCACTTGCTTCATAGTCAGAAAGTGGTATGTTATAACTCGTTTCATCCGATGCTTCTTGTTTGCTTAATTTTATAACTAGGCTTTTAAGGTTTTTATCACTAAGCCTCGAAACGATTACATCATAACTCACATTGATGAAGTCACCATTGCCGTCCTCAGTTCCGTCAGCCTTGCATCTTTCTATTTTGACCGCATCAATGATTGGCTGATGCCACGGCATTATCTCTAACGTGGTATTTTTTACTGTCTCACCATTTCGGCTGTCAATAACCTTGCTTTTGATTTTTAATAGCTGATTAGTAGCATCTACAATTTGCGTGCCGGTGTTATATGTAATGTCATCCACAGTTATAGACTGTGACCTCAAATGTGCATTGTACTTAAATGTATTGTTGAGTGTGATCTTTACTTTTGACTGTCCTTGCACAAATCCGCCATACTTCGAAAAATTCTTGGTTTCATCCGCTACAGATATTTCGCAATCAGGAAGCATGTCAGGAGTTGGTCTTACAGTTATAAGCGGTGCATCTATGCGTCCAAGTGATGTACTGCCGTTAAATGTAAATACACGTACTAATAACTTTACCTCTGCGGTTGGAAAATATTCCTTCCACGACTCTGGAAGTGTCCACGATGTGTCGGTTTGGATTTTATCCGCTATTTTTGTATAAGTGCTCGGATCGTTGTTTGCCATGACGTAGACGTCATGTGTAAACGCTGTCGATTTTCTATGCGTTAAAATTTCAAACGATTCACCAAACGTAATTTCAGATTTCGACGTTGTCGGTGACGAAGCTCGCGGTATTGTTGTAAGCCATGTATAGTCTGATGTTGTGAGTGTACCAACGATTCCAGTGTTAAAACTTGCCGATGCTGCCACTCTCTTTGTTCCGTCAAATTCGTGATTGATCCAAACTCCAACACTATAAATCACTTGAGAGCTGCCATTTACTTTAAAACGCGTTGTGAACGGATAGCTAACTCCGTTTACAGTTAGTGTTCCGGATGCATTTGTATACTCTGCGTAGTATCCGTTTGAAGCATTCATTGATAAATACACCGCAAGATATGTGCGATTATTTACAATGTCTTGTTGCCCTTGCGAAAATGTAATACTTGTCCAATATCCCATTTAATTCACCACCTTCACGAATGACAAATTGCCATTTTTACGTGGCAGAAAAGCAAACTTACCCAAGATTAAAGAATTTATAAATTCTCCATCTGTTACATAAAGTCTATTGTTGCTCAAGTATGCAACCTCTGCCCCTGAGTCGTAAAATGCTACTTTTTCGCGTCCTAATTTAAGTTTAAAACGATTGCCTCTTTTACCGAGTTCGATTTCACCATGCTCAAATCTTATGTACTCCGATATATCCGAAAACTTTGCAGCAGTACCTTCAGCGAGTCCGTCTAATTCTTGCTTAAACGAATTGAAGTTTATTTGCAATGCTGTAGCTGTTTGCTCAACTCTTGTTGATAGAGCTTCTACGACTTTCTCGTTTTCGCTTTTTGAAACATATGTATTGCTCACCATTCCTACTATCGATGATTTTGTTTGCTCAATCAGTGATTTTGCCTTTTGTTCCAGCTCGCCTACTTGCCTTTTTGCTTCTTCTGACGCATTTGCAATCGGCTTTATTTTTTCCTCATATTTTGATTCCAAAACTTCTGAAAATCGTTCTCGCATGCCTCCGATTGTGATTGCGTTGTTCTCAGGATGTAAAAAATCTAACGATAGCTTTTCGATTAGATAGTGTTGCGCCACTCCATGTATAGAACTCTCAACTTTAACCCATTTTAAAAGTTTGAAGCTGTCTATGTCTCCTAAAATACTTGTGTCTATGGCCTTTATGCTAATTGATTCCAAGTCAAGCACGCCTTGTCCAAGGTCTTTTATAGCTTTGTTCTTCAAATTCATCGGCTCAGTTACATTGTCATAGCTTATGTGTTTAACAATACGGCCGAATTTTGCTATGGCTTCTTTGCTTTCCACAAACGGAGAACCGTCATTTACAGATTCAATCGTGATGGGGGGACCCTCTTCACTTTGAGGATTTGCTCCCTCTTCAGCTGCTGTCTTTTTTCGCGCACCTGTTGGATAAACAACTGTGTATATTTCTCCGCCTGTGCTTTCCTTGGCCAGGTCCATTAGATTGACGCCAAGCTTTATTTCTTGCTGCATGCGGTAAGGGATTTCTGCAAGGTAGTCAAGATAATTCTTTCCGTCTTGCTTTCTGATGAGCATGTATCCGCCATATTTTTTTATTACTTTGTTATTTATAAGCTCCATAATGCTTGGCGCATTCATATCGCTATAATTAACATAGTTATTAGGATCTTCAACTGTTATTGTTCCAGGATATATTTTTCTATTGTCCTCAACTTGTGCGTTGTGAAAGTCTAAAAGCTTTCTGATGTACTCGTTTAACGTTCCTTTATGCTCATATACAAGTGCTACCGAATCATTTAGATAAGAAAAGGACGACTCGCATAGAATCGTCCTGTTGTTATAAAAATCCTCACTTATATTCAAAACTCTTCCATCAAAGATTATTTCATCGTGCGAATCGAGAACGCTAATCTCTGATTTTAGCTTCTTGAATAGTTTGTATGCTGGATTTGTCACAGCTATTTGGAATTTTACGGTGCCAACCTTGTTGACTTCAAGTGATGCTGATGCACTTAGTATATCTTCAATTATGATGCTTCCATCAAGGATTATTTTATACATTGCATTTCCCTTTCATCTCAACGTCCCAGGCTATACCATCACTGCGATAACTTATATTCGGTCTCATGCTTATGATTGTCTCGTCCGGAAGAGTTACCTTACAGCATTTTCCGTTTAGCTTTTTAATTAGCTGATTGATTTTTGCTCTATCCTCTTCAAAGTTTTTAATTGCTTTAAACGAGAGTTCGCAATTTCCCATTCCGTATGTGACGCTACCTGTGAGACTTTCTGTGAGATCTAATGCGCCATTTCGGAATGGTACATTCACATATCTTTCGACCGGTTCCCCTGGTGTTAAATGCCATTTGGTCAACATCAGCATATCCTTTGTTGATATTGATTCTGTAACCGTTCCTTCAGGATTTAGTTTTTCAAATAAGATATAATCTCGCATTTATATTCCCCTCATTCCCAGTTTTTCAAGATTTGCTAAATCTCTTGCAATCGCCGGAGTGATTTTCCCTACAAGCGTTCCGTCATCGAGCACTATTGCATGTCCGGATTCAGCAGCCATGCCTGGTATATACCTTTCAAGCAATGATAAAACCTTGCTCATTATAAGTTCCGTTTCTGCCAAATTGCTTGACACCGCCTGTGATACATAGTCTTGTAGTTTCGAAATTGGCGCTACTGCTTCAGGTCCTGCTTCGCCCACACCTTTAAGGCCGTTCATGGTATCAAAAATTGTAGGCTTATCAAATATAGCACCTTTTGCATACCAGCTCACATGTAATTTTGGTACTCCCTGTGTGAGCCATTTTAGCGGATTAGGGCTTCCTGAAATGCTAAAGTGTGGCAGCGGAATGTGTGGCCACTGAAATTTAAAATTAAACAGTCCTTTTATTCTTCCGATGATATTTGATACAACATTAAATGCGCCCGAAATAGCGTTTGATATAGTGTCCTTGATGCCATTCCAGACATTAGACACAACTCCCTTGATTTCGCTAAATATCCCTGTTATTACACTCTTAATCGAATTTAATACACTCTTTATCTTATTGATGATTCCATCCCAAATATTTGAGATTAAGTTCAAAATGCCATTCCAAATGGAACTGAACAGTGCTCCAATTGCTTGTAGGGCTATTAAAATAATTTGCTTTACAAGTCCGATTGCTGTACTTACTATCGTCTTTATATTATCCCATACAGCAGCGAATATCATTTTAATGCCTTCCCAGACACCCGACCAATCACCTTTTATCAGACTTGTTACCGCTAAAATTATGCCGCGGATGATATTTAGTAAATTTGTAATGACTTCTTTGATGATACCCCAAACAAGTTCGACTGCTGCCATTATGTGCTCACCAAATAAATCCCAAATCACTTTGATTGCCTCAGTTGCTTGATGAATGATGTCCTTTATAAGATTAAACACTGTGCCTATAAAGTTTGAAATTTGCGGCCAATTATCTCTTATCCAGTTAAAGATAAATTGAAGAACCGGTAAGAAGTACGTTTGAAAAACATCCACTGCCGCACTTACAAATTGACCGATGTATTTAAACACCGTTCCCATAACCATTTGTATTGTTGGCATGTTAGCGATCACCCAGTCAGCCGCCTTTTGCATGATTGGCATAACCGCCACGCCAACCTTTGTGACTACAGCGCCAAGCGAACGCTTTAAGCTGTCCAACGTATCTGTGAATTTTACAGACGCGTCTATAGAATCATCACTCAGTACAATCCCAAGTTCTTTTGCCTTTGCTTTTAGCTCGTCAACTGATTTTGAGCTGCCATTTAAAAGTGGCATTAGCTCACTTCCTGAGCGACCAAGGAGCTCATTTGCAAGTGCTGCCTTCTCTGCGCCATCCGGCATTCCTTGCAATGCTTTTACTGTCATTTCGAAAACTTGCTCCGGAGACTTGCCCTTTAGATCATCGACCGATATTCCGATTCTGCCGAATGCATTAGCTGCTGTTTTACTTCCACCAATCGCGTCATCTATAGTGTTGTTAAGCTTTTTCATGCCACCTTGAAGCGACTCTATGCTCATTCCATTTTGGCTTAGTATATAGTCCCATTCCTGGAATCCTTTTCGGCTCATGCCTATTTTTTGACTTAGCTTATCAACACGATCCCCTGATGCTGCCGCTTTATTTGCCATTCCAAATAGTGCCGTTCCTCCAGCTACCGCCATACCAGTCAAGGCGGTACCCATTACTGCAGCAGTTTTTATGCCTTTTTTAAAACCATGTACAAGTTTTGATGCTCTGCTATCTGTTTCCGATATGCTTTCATTTGCTTTTTTGTTGTCAATCATTATGCTTCCGAAAAGCTTAAATAATTCCATCAAATTCCTCCGTGCGTAGAATCAATGATTTTCTTAACCGACCGCAATATTTCTTTTGCGCTTCTATTGTCGATTCTTGATTCCTTGTTTTTTACAGTTTGCGATTTAAAATCGTCAAAACTCATTTGATCCTGGTAAGGTATCCAGCGTTCAAAAAGATAATCGTCCATGCGTCTTTCGTTCATCGCTTTTATAATTTCTGCTGCATCGAGGAAGTCTAACGCAAAAAAGTACTCCAGATTGGAGTACTCATGCATAATCACATCTAATTGTTTTGCGTAGTCAACTTCTCGACTGTAGAAAAAAAAGCAGCAAACCCTTCATCCTCTTTCAAGCGCTGAAAATCTTCGATTACATCAGATAAATCTCTATTCATGTAGTTTTCTTTTGTAATTCCTTCATCTTCGAGCAGCCCTGACATAAATTCAGCAACCTCTTCAGTTACGACGCTAAAGTTTTCTGCGAGCTTCAGCATGAGCGATGCACCCATTGTTTCGGTATCGGTGTTCGCTGCCATTTCTTTATCTACTCTTAGATTGAGTTTTCTTATGATTTTCGATGCTTTTCCAACATCTTGAAATTTCAACTTCCTCATTAGATTGCCTCCGTTAGTTTTGGATAGTAAATCACAAATGGAACTTCCTTTGTCTTCATGTCATAGTGTCCAACAAATTCCGTTTCGATTGTGAGCTCTCCCTTGTCCTCAAATGATAGTTCGACTCCCTTTTCATTCAGCGCGTTAAACACCTGAATGATAACCGGATCACTTGAGCCGCTGATTGTTCCAACCCACGTGATATTGTCGATGTAATCTTTAAGAGCAATTGAGTTTTTCCCTGTAATTTTTTTGTAGTTTGTTGGTTTCTGCCCTGTTCCAATTGTTTCTACATCAGCAGCTGCTCCAAGTGCTGCCGTGAGAACTTCCGGTGTTATCTCAGCAATCTTTGCACCCATGGTAACGCTCCACGACTCGAGAATCTTTGTACCTTTTGTTGCCCCTCTCATTCCGTCAAGTTCAATTGTTCTAAAACCTGGAACGGCTTTAAAGCTTCCGCCACCCTTTGTTGCTCCAATGAGCTTTCCTCCTGTAACAGCCGTTTCAAACGTGTCGGTCTTTACGTCAAAGTTTTTAAAAAATGCACCTGCATCAAAAACGAGGTGCTGTATAGTATTAGCATTTAAGCCGTTTATAATCTTATTTGCGTCCATTTCTATCCCTTTCTAACTTGTATCTCAAACGTACAAGTTTTACGTCTAATGCTTGAATCTGTATCAATTACATTGTTTGTCGATACGTGATAAATTGCTGCGCTAATTCCCTTCTCGGTCAAGTGCAATCTATCAAGCTTTGATTCTATTTTTTCTGCGATTTCATCAATGTTTTTTGTCGAACTTCCTTTATCCCATACATCGAAGTCTACAACTATGTTGTGTAAACCCTCTTTGACCATGTCCATTGTTATATGCATGACAACATGCGGAAAGACGTTGGCCTGTGGCATTACATCGAGTGCCAATGGTGATATTGGATCAATTTGCTTTTTTATAAGCCTCTTCAGCTCTCTTATCATTCGCCATCTCCTTCATCCTTGCCGTTCGGAATATCCGGCTTTTTGTCATTCATTTTTTTGACATACTGTGATTGTATGCGGTTGATTTCCGGTATGCTTTTTGCCACTGTGGTCCTAAGCAATCCCAGCCGCGGATAATTGTATTCTCCAAGTTCCTGCTGCATCATCCATGACGGATGTTTATATCCTACCTGCACGTCAAGTTCTTTTTTACGAGCCCAATACTGCACCGATTTGTTTGCATATGTCTTTTTAAACTTATTTTTTCTCGCTGCTATTCGTCTGCCTCTTACAAAATTGGGTTTATAGCTTTCGAAAATTGCATTTGCTGTTTGTTTTGACACATATTTGCCAACGTCACGATTTGCCGCATGGATGAGTTCTTCCAATGTATAAAGGACGGTGTCAACATTTGATTCAAATGTTAACCCGTCCTTCTTTGTAATTCTCATCCCAGCATTAGGCTTTTGCATGATCTATTCCTCCCACGCAGTTAAGCTCTACCTCTTTACCAATGATTTGTACATTTGCAATTTGCCAAACTTTGCCATTATATTCGAGGTATTCCTCATCTTCGTAGTCGTAGTAATCAGCAAGTCTAATTCGGATTTGCCTTTTAAACCCTTGCGCCATCGCTTCGAGTGATTCGCTAAAATATATTCTATCAACTCTGCCAAGTACTTCTTTGCTATCACGCACGATTTCAACGTCACCGTATTCGTTTATAGTTTCTTTTACCTTTAACAGTTTGATGATTTCGCTAAACATTTTATTGCCCCTTTTTATATTTTTTGCTTAAACTCAAAGCATTTCGCAAGTGATTATATGCGTTGCAATAACGATCGGCTTGATTTTCAAAATTGTATTGCCATCTCAAATAAAGCTTGATCGCCTTTTCCATCAGTGCATCCATCTTTGTTATATCTATGCCGACTCGATCCATGTCAAGTTTACAAGCCTCAATGTTTGCTTCTATATCCGAATTTAATTTATCATGATGAATCCTTAAATCCGTTTTTGCTTTATCTAACATTATAGCTCCTTACTTTGACGACTTCTTGCCTCTTCCCTTTGCTTTCTTCTCTGGCTCTTCAGCAACTGCATCAGCGCCTTTTTCTGCAACTGTGTCAGTGGTTTCGCCTTCTGATTCATCAGCAGCATCTGCTGCAGTTAGCACTTCATCCGTTGTATGAGTTGTGTCGATTACTTTGAAATAAATATCGTCCAATGCCGCAGCATTTATCTGCATTTCCTCATAGCGCTCCGGCGAAATTTCGAGAATTTCGCCTGCTTCGACCTCTCTATCAAGAGATATGTCTAAAAACCTTTTTGTAACTATAATTTTCATTTTTTACCTCCCTATATGCTTGGAGTTCCTGTAAATGTGATTAAGGCTCCAGCCTTCTGGTTTTCGAGTGCTCCGTCTCCAACAACGTGTGCCGCTACAGTCCAGTTGCCGGTCTTTACTTCTCTATCTCTCAGAATTTCAAGTGGTGCTACATCGTTCCAAAGGAACTGTGCCGGATCAAGGATAAGGATTTCACCTTTTGCAAGAGAATCTTCCTGCTTGATTCCATTGCCCAGGAGGTTGCCCTTTACAGCTTCGGACATATCTGTTACGAAGTTAACCGTCTGATTCTTGTTTGCAAGCATTGCGATTGCTCCGTAGATATCAGCTCTATTTGCATACACATATGTAGTGCCAACTTCATTTAGTTTGCTGAGTGCTTCGAGAACTGTATCAATTCCAAGGCCCTTTGTTGATTTAACAAGATTGTCCTTATGCAGCCCTTTTCCCTTGCCGTTGTCATTATTTGTCGCATCCTTGATTGTCGCGATAATGGAATCGGCCATTGCCTTTTCGATGCGCTTTGCGAGCTCGTCTGTGATGTAAGCTTCAAATGCATCTATGGACATGCTCATGAGTTCATGTGAAATAACGATGTGCTTTGAAATTTTCTTTCCTGCGAGAAGCACCTCTACAAATGTATTCTGCTCATCGTCATTTGCTGTACCTTCTGCAACGACTTTGGCATCGCCTGCAACTATTGCAATATGGCGCACCATTCTAAAGATACCGCCGGAGCTTATCCTCTTAACGTCTGCCACGATTGGATGCATCTGACCTAATGTACTATATATCTTATTTGCTGTCTCCGTAGGAATCAGTGCTCCTGAGTTTTCCGTTGTGTGCGTGTATGCTGCCCTCTCCTCTGCAGTCATTTCCTTGCCCTGCAAGTTCTTTAGCCATGCGCTCCTGTAAAGCTTATCGTTGCTATTTGCTCCTGATCTGTCGTCATTATCCCTAATGACAGTTCCGACCTGACCGCTTGCAATCTTGTCAAGCAGCGACTGTCTTTTTTCAGCCTTTCCCTCAAGCTCCTTTTTCTGCGCCAAAAGTCCATCGCGCTCTTCGATGAGTTTGTTAGACTTCTCCTCAACATCATCAACATCAACATCTTCCTCTTCAAGTCTTGCTTTTAGCTTAGTAAGCTCCTCTGCAATCTCAGCCAATCTCTTTATGATCTCACTTAGTTTCATCTTAATCCTCCATTGCTTTTTCGATTTCTAATCTTAACTTTAATTTTCTTTTGCGCTCTTCAAGTCTCTCCGCTTGAATTTTGTCAATCACTCCGTTAACAAAATTTCGAGCATTTATCGTAGTGTCATCATTTGCCGGAATTCCGACTGCTGACACGTCGTAAACCTTTCTAACAGATTCGTGGACTATCTTTTTTGCATCTTCCTCAAATCTATATGAGCCAACTGCAAAGCTCCAGCTCATTTTAGTAATCAAGCCACTTTTTATATCCTCATAAAGTTGCTTTGATTCTGCGTTGCTTGATAGATCTGCTTCTATAAGCATTCCAGTATCGTCAAGCTCCACCTTTAGTGTGTTATTTGATGTCCTTGCAAACACTCTGCCTTGATGATCATATAGCATGATTACATCGCTCATGTCTGTATTCTCAAAGCATTTCTTCGGAAATTCTTCATACACTTTGCCATCTTCAGATTCAAATAAAACATATGGTTCGAACTTCATCGCATAGCCTGTCACGATATAGTTTTCACTTTCTGTTTCTTTTGCTCTGATTTCAATTGTCTTTCTAAATTGCCTGTTTTCAAACTTTAATTTTGGAATTTTCATTTTTACTCCTCTCTGTTTACACCTGCATCAAGCTTTGTTGTCTCCGAATACTCTTTGCGTATATAGTATTTGTCGCCGCCATCAATTGGGGCCATGTTGTATATTTCACGTCCTTGATTGTGCGTTATAAAGCCGCGATCAAATAGTTGCGTGACTGTGGATAACTTTTCAGCCGGTGACAGATACTGCAATCTATTTGCGGTTAGCATTATGAAATTATCATTTGCAAGCTCTCTTTCGGTAAATGCCAAATTCGAATGAACTAAACTTGCCTGTATTGCAAACGGTTCAATCTTTCCTTCATAAAAAGCCGCCCATTCTTCAGAGTTAAACGAGTTTTGCAGAATCTTATCATTAACTCCAAAATGCGCGTACACATTCTCCTTTATCTGCTGCATCTGCTTGTCGTCAATCATCACCGGATTTGATGTAACCTGCTTGACCTCTTTATACTTTGAGTCAAATAGCATAACTCCTGTAGGATTGTTAGCAAGGTTTTGCTTTGCAAACTTATTTCGCTCAGCTTCCATGTCATCATCGTTTATTATATTCATCAATTGCGCCATAAACCGAATGGACGCTCCGCTTTTGATAGCCTCTATCATTCCTTGATTTTGATAATGCAACAAATTCAACGTCGGTTTCATGGAGTGATTTGAGCCACCAAACAATTCATCTTTAAACTGAAATTGATTCATGATTCCTATTTCCGAAATAGGCTTTGCGTGTCGTTTTCCCAAGAATGTATATACGAGATAAAGCTCATTTTCGTATTCTACAACTTTTCCGTCATCAGCCAACAACGGATAAAACCCATTTATGTTTTGCGTAATCTCGTTATAGGTTGGGATGATTAGCGCATTATTCGTCACTTGCAAAATTGTGGCAAGGCGATATAAATATTTTGATGTGTCCTGGATTTCGTTTGCTTTTGTCTGCAGTCTTCGTCCGAGATTTGTGTTAGCACTGCCTTTGACTTCCATATTTAATTTTGATGTATGCGTGGCTATTGTGTGTATGGCCGACCGAGTAAGATCCATCTCATATACAGAGCCTTCGAAGCTGGAAAAGCTTGGTGTATACCCATTGATCATTTTAAAATAATCACGGATTAAACCTTCCGTTTTATCGCCTTTTTTCCCAAACCATTTATTTAAAAATCCCATCGTATTCCTTTCTAAATCAGATTTTTATAATCATCGTAGTGACGCTTTAATACAACATATGAATCCAGCAAGCTTGCAGCTCCATCTATTCGCTTTAAACTCGAATAGCCTTTCTTTGGCTGAATGTTTCCCTTGTTGTCATGCTGCACCGTCGTGTTTCCAAGGCACCATCTAAGAATCGGATTATTGTTATAATTGATTCGTCTTGCTCTTAGATCTGCTTCAAGCTCTTTCATTGGATTTGAAAGAACTTTGAATATTTGTCTAACCTCTTCAACCGCTGCCTCTCCATATTTCTCACGAGTTCGTTTCATAACTATATCGGCTCCCCATATGTCAAACCCATTCCAAATTGGAATGAATCCAATTTCTTTTGCAAATTGCCTGTCCCATTCAGCAACAAAATCCTGATCTATTTTGTTGCCTGGGCAATATGTAACAAGGCCTTGATCTCGCCAAATGTCATACGGTACTTTATCTTCGTATATTTTTCGTTCTGCAACCTCTTCAGCAATAAAATACTGTTGATATACATAGATTGTCTCATCATTTTTGATTTGGAATGTGTATGACAAACATGTTAGGTCTGTTGTACTTGATAAATCATATCCGCCTATCACATACTTTGGATTTAACTCTTTAATATCAAATGTTGCCGGATTTGTTATATCATCCAAACTTAACCAACTTGAAGAATCGGTTTCCCTTATGTTACAATTCTTTGTCAAAAATGCCTTGAGGTACATCCTCGGATTTGCAACGGTTTTATCCCATTCGTCTTTTAGCGCTTTTTTATTTCGAATTGTGCCGAGTCCTGGATTTGCTTTAATTAGATTCTTAAAATCTTTCCACTCTTCTTTTTTATCAAGTTCGTATATAAAAAAAATACTGCGCTCGTCAACAAATGATTCCTGCAGCAATATGTTGCTTCCCTCTTCATAAATTTCATCGTATAGATCTTCGCGGATTGTGCCGGCTGTAGATGTAATAAGTGCAAGAGGTTCAAGCCTGTTATCCATGCCCTTATACATGATGTCGTATAAGGCCCTGCCGTTCTTCCACTGATGTATTTCGTCCATATCGACAAAATGTACATCAAATCCATCGAGCGTATCAGAATCAGATGCAAGTGGTTTGAATTTGCCATCATTAAAATCCGTAACAATTTCGCCTACAAGGTTTCTTGTGTATTTTTTGAGATGGCTATCTTTCTTAATCATTTTCTTTGCAACTTCCCAAACGATTTTTGCTTGGTCTTTTTTCGTTGCAACAGAATAGCATTCAGGACCACCTTCATTATCAGCAATCAGCATATATAGTCCAATTGCTGAGGCAAGTAATGACTTGCCATTCTTTTTCGCTATAATAAGTACCGCCCTTTTAGTTCTTCTGAGGTTTGTGTCTTTATAACAAATTCCAAAGATTGATGCTATAAAAGCTTTTTCCCATAGATCTAAAACAACGAGTTCTCCTGCCGATTTTCCTTTTATATTTCTGCAAAAATTCTCTATAAAACATATTGCATGATTGCTTTTTTTGCTATTAAAATATACTTTACTGCCCTTTTTTGTTATATCTTTTACAAGTTTTTTAACCTGAATTTTAACTTTTTGACTAACCTTATCAGGGTGTTTTTTGATCCAATTCCAATATTCAACAAGCGGATTGTAATCATCCGGATAGCTTATCATCGCTTTTGAATAAATTGACCTAAGAGGTCAACCTCTCCAGCTTCCTTAGGATTGTTTTTATTTATAAATTCATCCAATTGTTTTAATGTGGCGTTGAATCTTTGGATCATTGTGTTGTATGACTTAAGCGCTGGATTTTCGCGCATAATGGAGTACTCACCTTGTGGCATTTCTGTAATAACTCCGCCATTGTTGACCTCTTCTTTTAGATCTTCAAGGGTCACTTTCATGAAGCCTAATTCGTTTATCATGTGCATGCACATCTGCTGCTCTTCTTGATTCAAGTTTTTAATAAATTTCTTAAATCTTGTTATCTCTTTTTTAATCCTTTTTTCTCTTTCAAAGTCCATCAAGTTTTCCTCCTTTCTCTTTGGGGTGGGGGTAGTGTGTGCGCGTCGCGTGTGTTTTACAAAGCTTGGCGTCGGCTCGACTTTCCCTTTGCTTTTTATTTTTTTATGGGGGGAGTATTATTTTTTCTCAAAGAAAATTGGATTTCCTTTTTCATCAAATCTCACCCCTCTATTTTCTTTGTCAAAAGTCTTTCGGTTATGACACTTGTTGCATAAGTACTGCAAATTTTTATGATTAAGTGTTATGTATGGATCATTAAGCTTTACCTCGTCAATCTCTTCTATGTGATCGACAATAAAACCTAATCTTTCTTTGCAGTGCTCACATAGTCCTCCGTCAATGCTGATTCGTTTTGCTATATATGATTCTCTGCATGACTTCCATGCAGCACTGTCATAAAAGCGCTTTGCCTCTTTTGAATACTTTTTCATTTTTCTCCTAATATGCAAAGATACCTCGACTGTGAATCAAGGTATCTTTGTATCGCTTTAACATTTGAAAAGAGAAAACTCATGAAAGATGTTGTCCGGTATTCTTTCACGCTATCATTTTACCACGCTTATTTTCCCCTATGTTCCGAACTTTTCTTTTTAAATTATTTTTAGGTTTTCTGCTACGAAAAATACAAAGCGTGCTTTATAGATTCCATAAGTAGATTTTGCCGCATCATCAGGATAGCGTTTGTATAAGACAATGTTATCCCATATTCCCTGTCTATATTCTCTCGGAATCTTTTCAAGGCCTTTTTCGATTGCGTTAATCTTTGTTAAATATGCATCCCTCTTCAGAGCCTTGATTTCTATTGCGCCTTTGGATGCTCTACCTTTTGGCTGTCCATCAGGCGGCGGTGGAGACTCGTCAAGTATAGCCTGCGCACTTTCTTTCAGTCTTTCGTAATCTCTTATTGTCCATATCGTAGCGTTGTATGCTTCGTGTGGCAAATGATATTTATTATTTCTTTTTCTTTGATATTCTTTCATCGCACTTAAAGTAAGCTTAGATCACTAAGCTACAGACTCCCTCCTTCATGTTTTCTAAATTTCAGTAAAAATCTTCTACTGCCTTCGCCCTTTTCGTTTTCACGTTCAATGATGCATTGTGTAAATGTCCATCCCGGATATAGCTTCTCGAATAAAAATCTATCTTCGGGACATCTGTCCATATCCTCAAGCTTTTTATTTGTAAGATCTCTTCTGTCATCCTTAATCTCGGCCGTGACTTTTTTGAGATTGATTGACGAGCCCCAGGCTCTTTCGCCTGCTGCCTGTCTTGCCATGTATAAGCTTTTGCCCTCAACTCCATATTCGTTGTATTGCAACCTGTCTGTGTTCGCATAGCCTTTCTTCCATGTTTGTTCAGCTACATCTCTATCCATGCTGGATATAATCATATGCACATGATATCTGACCTTGTTGCCATCAGTGTCCAGGTTGGAAATCACGTATATATATTTAAGACTTTCTTTTATACCTAATTTATTCCTGGCTCTCTTTAATCTTGCGATATAATTTTTAACGTCTCTGATAACCTCTTCACGATTGCTTGGTAGATTTTCCTGGCTGTAAGTTAGATCTACATACAAATCTTTGTTTGTGAAATTTAAGTGCACCAATCTTATAAAATGTCTTTTAGATTTTTTACTGTTTAAATTTCTTTGTGCCGGAGTACTCTCCTGTACCTTTTTTCTTCTCTTATATTTTTTGCAGTGATTATTTGCCTTAAAGATTTCTACTTCTAAAAAATCTCCGCACTTATATTTCTTTTCTCTTAACATAATGCTTCACTTGTTACTATTCATTACAAGCTCGGAATGCTCTTCACCCGAGCTCATCAAATTACCGTATATATAATGTAGCTTTTTATTTATAATGACATTTTGAACTTGTCACACATTGCTATAACTTGTATTGCTTCTAACGCAGCATTGACTGCATGGCTTCTTATTCTGTCGACTCTCTTCTTTTGCACGTCTATATCTTCATCTCTTCTTATGTAAAGCCACCAAGAGTTCATTATCTTCTCTATTTCATCCGACTCTTCCGCAAGTTCCTCGGCTTCTTCGAGCAGCACTGCAAAACCTTCGTGGCTGCTGTGAAATAGCGGGAACTTTTTATTTGCGGATTCCAATTCTTCTCTTGCGAGCATTTCGATTTCGTTTCTCATTTCTATTTGTTCCTTTCGTGGTGCTTTATAGCCCTAAAGGGAAGCTCTTGCTCCCCTTTAATCTTCGTATATTATTTTCATCCCCAGCTGCAACGCTGTTAATCTTTCTACACATGCTCCTTTTGAGCCTTCCCAGTTTTTCAGCATATAGATTGCCTTGCACATTTTTAGCAATCTCAGATCTATGTCCATCATTTCGTCATACGTCAGCTTTGCGCTTTGATACGCCGACTCAAATCTCATTGGATTAACGATTCTTTCGTATTCCGCTTTAAGCAATTTTTCAGCCTTATCAAATGCTGCTCTTGCATCTTCCTCCTTAAGCCCTGTTATTGGTCCTGAGATATAAATGCTTCTGCATGTATTACAATTCTTTGCTATCATTTAAATTCCTCCTGAGCTCCGGTGTCTCATATATGTTGCCAATCACTAATGTATTTTTTACGCCACCGTCTCTAATTAATGCATCTAGGCTCCAACAAAGAACGCCGCTATATAGCCTGACTTCTCCTTGTTTTATCATAACTTCTCCCGTCATGCTTATCTCGATGCTTCCATAACGCAATATATCCCCCTCGTATATCTCCGTTCCATTCTTGTCCTTGAACCCTGTGGTCTGCATGAAAATAACATTGTCAAATTTAATCCACTCATTTTCGCTTGAGCAGAATTCTTCGCCACGAAAATCTATTTGTCTGGCATTGTACATAGTTTTCTTTTTCTTATCCCACGCCCTAATCTTTGGTATCATTTTTCACCTCTTCAATCGTTCCGCATCTATATCTATAAGTTTGCACCAATCAGGTCTTTCAATGTCCTTTCCAATTTGAGACCGTAGTACTTGTGTGTACTTTCCATTTTCGTTAAAGTCGATATTGCATACACATCCGTATGTATTCTTGATATTTGATTTAAAGTCTATAGGATTCAGCACTTCTTCATCTGACCAAAAAGGTTTGTTGAATTGATGCCTGCCAAACGGACATTTATTACAATGTTTTGGAATTTTCATGGGAACTTTATACATCTCTATTCTCCTGACTTTATATTTTTCATTCTTAAGAATCTTTCAAGCATGTTTACAAGCTCCTCTTCAGCTAACTTGTGTCCTGATGTTCCGATAACGGTTACCATCTTTGGCTTCTTTCTGCTTGCATAAACCTTTTCGCCTTTTTGATGTACGCCCCAGTTATCATCAATTGCTACTCTCATGATTGGCCTCCTTTAAGATATTGTTTTGCTTTTTTATCTTCAGATAACATCCGAAGCATACAGTGATTTCCTCTTCGCCCATGTCTGTGTAAAATGCATTATTATGACTAAGTTTCTTCCCACACAGAGCGCATCGGATTCCCTCTTTCTTATCCCTCATTACTTGCCGCCTTTTCCCTTTTCGCTAATAAGCGTAAGTATAACCAGTGTTGCGCAAATCACTATTGTTATTTTTAGTGCCATGTCTATTCTCCTTTTTATAATCTCTCAATCTGATTTGACATTATCTGTCTAAGTGCCGCTTTCATTTTGTCGCCCTTTTCTTGATCCTCTGCAGCTACATCCTCTATAGATGCAAGGCAAGAATTAAACGATTCTTGTAATAGGTCTGATTTAACCTTGAATATAGCTAGTGCTTTATTCTCGCTATTTGCCAGTGCTGTTTGAAGCTTGTTAATAACGCTCTGCGATTCCTCGTACTTCTTCGTTATATCCTCTAACGACTTGTTCGTCTTTGCTTCAGCTTCCTTTTGAGCTTCTGCTTTGGCTTTACTGATGGCTTCTTCAATTTTTTTATCGCTGCTATTCTTTTCTGTTTTTAACTTTTCTTTTGTTTTCTGGAGGTTTGTCTCCGCAGCTTCTAGTTTCTTCTTTAGCTGTTCGATTTCCTCTTCAGCTTCAGATGTACTTTGCGAGTTTTCCTCTTCAGCTTTTCTTTCAGATTCTCTTCTGGCTTCTTCGAGCTGCCTTTTTAGAATTTCTATCTCTTCCTCCAGGTTTGCCTGCTCTTCTTCCGTTGCTCTTGCTAATCCTTCTATCTTTTCCTTTTCGGATTTTAATCTGGATATTTCTTCTTGTAGTTCCCTGACTGACATATCGCTCGCGCCCTCTTTTAGTACCTCTTCCGCTACTTCCTCCGGAGCGGCTAAAAGCGCCCAAACCTTTGAAATTCCCAAATCCGTAAACGTTTGCGTTTTTGAAAAAATGCTATTTCCGTCCTTGCATTTTTGAGACCATCGCATCATGTTTTCAGCCTTTCGTTTGCTGAACGTCAGGTTGTCCTTGCACCATGATTCAAACTCACCGTGTGCTAATCTGCCTTTTATTTCTATAAGCCTTTCGCCTGCCTCTGCAGCAAGTTGTAGTCCTATGTTGCCTATGGCTTCCATCTGTTGATATATTGTGTTGACCTCTATCGTCAACTGCTCTGTCTCTCGGTCTTGTAAGCTTGTGATTTCTTTGTATTGTGTTTCTACTATATTCATCATGAAGCCTTCTTTCTCTTTTCTTTTGAATTAACTATATGTTTTAACCAATAATTACAAAACGCTTCTATGTCATCTGACACAACCGCGTTATGCTTGCCTCTGAGCTGTACTATTCTTTTCTTATTTTGACTTAGTTCCAATGTCGCAAGCGGCTCATCAGGTTCATTTATATTTCTTACTGTGAATATGTAGCATTTTTCAGCTACTACCTTGTTTCCATATGTGGCAACGCAGTGATGCATCTTCATTCCTTCAATATTTAATTCTTCTATGCTATTAACTGGTCTTATGACAAGGTTTTCGCTTGAGTATGTAAGCTTCTTTATTTTCTTTAGTATTTCCCTGTAACCCTTCTCCTGAAGTTCTATTCGCTTCCGTTTTTCCTCATCTCGTCTTCTATTCATTTCATTCGTCAGCTTCGCGTGGGCAGCTTCTAAGTTTTTAGGATATAAATAATATTCTTCCAACGGATATCCTAGCTTTTTCAGTTGACTTAAATAATCTTTATAGTCATATAGGACAAATCGATGCTTGGCCAGCTTCTTCTGCTTGGCTATATATTCACTTATCTTCATCGGATTTTCTTCCTTTTTGAAGTCGCTTAGATAGTCGCCTACGGACGAAAATACTGAATAAAATATATCCATGTTTTTCTTCGATACCTTCGCTTGATATTTTCTTAAGAATTTGTAAGTTCCTATGTCTTCTGTGCTTCTATATCCCCATTGGTTTAGCTTGCTGATTTCTGTCTTTGTGATGCCTAACATCTTCTCCAAGCTATCCCCTCTCCAATTTACTTTGATATAATTTGCTTGATTATATATGCGATCATTTATTATCCCCTGGTATCCAAGCTTCTTGAGATATTCTGCCTGTGGATACTTGCTATAGATATATATAAGTTTCATTAGATGACTTTCATCACATGCATCGCGTATTCCTATATTCGCGTACTTAAGAAATCCATTAGACAAAGCATCTTGAACGCTTGAATGTATTGAACATCTATATTTTCTTAATTCTCTAGGAATAAAAGTTCTTATTCCTTTTCCCTTGTCTTTTCTAAAAGATGCTGACGGATTTTGAGCCCACCAATCTTTATACCAGGCTTCTTGTTTGTCTTTCGAAAAATACAGCACCTCGTCCACAGCCATCTCTGCCTTTACGTTCTTTATGTAAGCCCAGTTGTCTTCTTCGTATTTATAAAACACATCGACCACTGCTATCCTAATATCCGTATCTGTGTAAGTTGCAAATATTAGCGTTCTATCAACAATCATATTGCGTGTATGTGGCCATGTTGCTCTGCGTTTCCCACAGCAAGGACAGATTTCATATTCATCTGCACGATATCTATTTAAGTATTTATAATCTTTGCCACAGCTTAGGCAGTGTGCTTCTTTCTTAAACCTGTTGTAAATAATCGGGTAGTTTATTTCATCATTTAGGTATTGTTTTAGTTTGGTTGGCCACTTGATGCTATATGGCAATTTTTGTTTCTCTTTAACAAAGTCCATGACATCCTCCTTCAGAGTAACTCTGTGATGTCAATGACATTCGTCGTGTTCTTTGTTCTCTTGTCCTCTTCAGTGATTTCATAGTAAGCTTCAGCTTTTTCAAAACACTCTTTGTCTGATATATACGCACCGCTTCCTGCTGCACATTTTGTAGATTTGCTTCTTGCTTCTTTCCACATATCCTCACAAAAAGCCTTTAGCGATTTGTTTTCAGCTAAAAGCTTTGTTGCTACTGCATCTGTCTTGCAGATGTCAGTCAAGTGTTCCTCAATCATCTGCGAAAATGCATCTTTTATTGATAGTGCCTCTTCAGTAATTTTTGCGATTGCACTATTGATAAGTTCTTTGTTCATTTCTCTTTCCTTTCTTATCAATGTTAAAACTATATGTATCTAAAACCCTGTTCTCTTAATCTCTCTAATTTTTTGAGCTGCGAAATGCAGCTTTTCTCTTCGTTGAGCAACATGTTACCCCTTTTAGGCTGATTGCTCCTATATTTCCTTTTAACCTCTTTCTCTAAAAAGGCGATTTTATTGCGCAGTCGCTTGACCTCTTCATCAATGATGATGGTTTTATTGACCGCATGCCATGTACACCTGAATGTTCCTGCATCGTATGTATCGCAGTTCTCACAGCACTGTACACAAACCGCTTCCCCTTTTAGTTTTGGACACTGTCTCATTTCTTGTGGATTAACTTTACCGCAAGCCGGGCAGCTGCTATTCTTCATCTTCATTTCTTACATATATAAGCAAATGTTCTGCAATAGCTTTAAGTTCTTGCTTATCAAAGATTCGTACATCGACTTCCTCTGCAGTTTCCCTTCCTGCTGCACATGCCATTACTATGTCTAATGCGGATCTTTTAACTTTCACTGTTGATGTAATTAATTTTGCTGCAACTTCAATCGGCAAATCGTCACTATAGATTGTGATCATCGTCTTCTCCTTTTCTTTTTATTTTGCTGCATTTAATATGCGCTCTGCATAAGCTCTACCATCTTTGATATTTCCCGAATTATAGGCGCTTAGTGCATCCCTATAGTTTCCGTACTTATTTAGTAGCTCTGACAGTATGTCGCAACCTACTGTGATGTTTTGTTCCGAATCATATAGGTTAGTTACTCCGAGTCTCTTCATTCTGTCTTTGTGCCAACGCTCCTGGATTTGCATCAAGCCAACCGATTCTCCATTGTCTCCCTCTGCAGATGACAGCCATCCACTTTCTTCCTCAATGAGTGCTTTTACAATGTCCGGATTTAATCCATACCTTTTGGCCATCTTGTCTATGTGATTGTTTGTTTCAAGGTGTGATACTGGTACCGAATCAGGCAAATCTTTTGTATAGACTTCCGGGTTGTCTATCGCTGTCGCTATTGCATTAAGTCCAAGAACTATCATTATTCCTGCAATAGCTATCATCATCTTTTTTATTCGCATATTTTTACTCCTCTTTTCAAATGCTACTATTGCAGCTATCATGTTGTGCTAATAGGTTTCCTTCAAAGTCCCAGTATTGGTACAAGTATCTGACCGGGTCTTTTGGTGTCCCTGCACCTAACAAAGCTGTGGTTTTTATAACTTTTATTACGCATGCCTTTTCAGCTCCTCGTGGGATAACCGCTGATATCAAGTTCTTATCTTCTATTATCATTTTTATAAGGTTCTCCTCTCTGCAAAGACTTCCGCTACGTCATCCACGTAGTACATCTTTGCCTTACCGCGCGGATCGTATTGCAAGTCTTTTAGTAAAACGCTTGCACGATCTCGACTCATCTTTGTTAGTCTTGCTACCGCTGCAATGCTTATCAGTATTGAGCCGCCGTTTCCTTGTAGCAGATCTTTTTTGATTTGTGTCTTAGTCATGTGCGACTCCTTTCTTGCTTTTATTCTTTTTGTTTAATGTATTAAACTTTTAAATTAAAAAAATACATCTGTAGTTTTTTTGTTAAGAGCACATGCTATTTTTTCAATTGTATCAGTAGTAGTGACTTTGATTCTACCACTCTCCAGCCCAGATACAATTGTTCGTGCAACCCCTGATTTTTTAGCAAGTTCAGCTTGTGTCATTCCAAGATTTTCTCTTTCTTTTTTAATAGTGTTTTTCATTTTTATTTCCTCCGTTTTCTTGAGTTTAATATATTAAACTTTTATTGTCAATAGTTTTTGTTTATTTTATTAAACTTTTTCCTTGCTTGTTTCCTGTAAAAAGGTTATTATATTAAACAAGAGGTGATTTTATGTTTTTAGGTGAAATAATAAAGCAATTTCGAGAAGAAAACAATATGACAATGGAGACCTTTGCTGCAAAAGCTGGTTTAAGTAAAGGTTATATCTCGATGTTAGAAAAAAATAAAAATCCTAAAAGTTCTAAGCAGCTACTACCCTCTATTGATACATTCAAAAAAGCTGCTAAAGTAATGTCTATGTCGGCAGATGATCTAATTCGAATGACCGATGGTAGTCAATTAGTTAGATTAAATCAAAACGAAGATGATTTGAGTAATATCACAAACATTTCTTTCCCGGCAGCTCGCCCTATTCCGATGCTGGGTGACATATGTGCTGGAAATGGTGTTTTCTGCGAAGAGAATTTCGATGGATATTTTTTCGTAGATCAATCCATAAAAGCAGATTTCTGCGTACGTGTACGTGGCAATAGTATGATAGATGCTTGTATCTCTAATAACGACATTGCTTTTATAAAAAAGACTTATGACTACAAAAACAGCTCAGTATACGCTGTGCTACTAAACTCTGAATGTGAAGCTACTCTAAAGAAAGTGTTTTGGCAAGGAGATACAATTTTGTTGAGTCCATGTAACTCAGAATTTGAGCCCATGATTGTTGATGCTTCAGAGGTGACAATTTTGGGTGAATGCGTTGGCGTATTCCACAACATGAAATAAGTACATAAATTTGTTATTCGTTTAGCAATCTAATCTGATTGCTTTATGCACATATTAATTTTAGAGAGGAGTAAAAAATATGTTTAATCTCGACAAAGGGAAAGGTACTGCTGTTACTTTAGGGAATGAGGCTTATGTTGTGATTCAGGTAGTATTGACTGAAAAATTTATAGGAACAGGGTCGGGTGTCGCCAGCCTTACAAATCTGCAAAATACCATTAACGAACAAGCGGCTAAGGGTTATCGCCTTCATACAATTTCAACTACAGTAGGTGGTTCGAAAGGCTTTTTAGGAGGAGACAAAATCCAAGCGACTATGGTTTTTGAAGCTATCAATTTTAATGCTTAACATTATACAAATCCAACTTTATGATTATGATTTAAGCCGTGGAAACATAAAAATGTGAATTTATATGTGAAATTTGTGTAAAACCCATTGACATAATTTATTAAACATGGTAATGTATGGACACGGAACGTACTCAGGTGTCCTTCGGGCCCTGGGTCTTTTTATTTATGTAGGTAAAAAATATGATTCAAAAACCTTTTAAAACACACGAAGAACAAATTGAATTACTAAAATCGAGAGGCATCGATTTTAGCGGTCTTGATGCAGAGAGCTGTGCAATAGACTACTTTTCACGAGTCGGATATTATCGTCTCATAAATGGATATAATAGGCCATTTCTTGACAAAAGCGAGGAAAATCAAGGTGGCGAAGATAAATATCGTGAAGGAACTACATTGAAAGAGATCTATGCGCTCTATGTTTTTGATGATATGTTGAGAGAGCTTGTTTTAAAATATACACTTAAAATTGAGACTCATGTTAAAAGCCTCCTTGCATATAGAATTTCGGAACAGTATGGTCACGAGAATTATTTACGATACTCAAATTTTGATACTTCTAAAAACATAGGATACAACGATGTTGTAAATGCTATATCTGAGATACACAAAACAATCTCTTCCAGAATTTCTGACCCAAGCATAAACCATTATTTGACAAAATATGGTTATGTTCCACTATGGGTATTAAATAACTCTCTTACTTTTGGCACAATCAGTAAACTATACAGCATTATGAAAGTACCTGATAGGCAATATGTATCAAAGCAGTTTATGATTCCCGATTCACAGCTCGGAAATTTCTTAATCTATTTGACAAAGGTTAGAAATACTGCTGCACATTCCAATCGACTCTATTGTATGCGAAATAAACGCCCAATTGTTGATACACCAATCCACGCAGCTATGAATATTGCCAAGAATTCTAAAGGTGACGAATATATATATGGCAAACGCGACTTTTTCGCCACTGTTATTATATTTAGACATCTTCTATCAAATAACGACTTTAAGAAATTTATAAACCAGCTAAAAAACATATTAAATAGTTTAAATCAGAGACTGAACTCAATACAAATATCAGCTATAAAGGAAATAATGGGGTTGCCCGATGATTGGTATAAAATTCCTAAAAAACAATCTGCTAGAGGAGCATCAAAATGCAAAGATTGCTTATCTGAAGTTGACGATTAAAATTCTTATGATATAATACCAAGTGTTATGGTTGCTTTCGGGGCGACTGAAAAAGTTCTTTTATCATAAGATAAGAGAACTTTTTTTATGCTTTGAATTGATTATAAATGTTCACATGCTATTTGGGAGGTGCGTATGCCAAAAAAATATAAGTTTGAAAAATACTTTAAAATAGATGGCGTGCGATATGTGGTTCGTGCCGATTCTGAATTTGAGTTGATTCAAAAATATACAAATAAAGTTCGCGACATTGAAGAGGGCAAAGTAATTCTTGCTGGATCAACTACCGTGGAAGATTGGACAAAGCAAGCTATTGCTGTATATAAAACAAGGCAATCAGACTTAACTCAAAGAAAATATATAAGCAAAGTGAACTCTTGCATACTTGCGCACATTGGCAAAATGCAGCTTAAAACAGTTAAGCCTCTTCATTGTCAAAATGTCTTAAATTTACAATCTGGAAAATCTAAAGCACAAATTAACGAAGTTTATCAAGCTTTGAACTTTATATTTTCTAAAGCTGTAGAAAACCATCTTATTATCGATAACCCCGCAAAGTATATAGTTAAGCCGCAGGGCACAAAAACACATCGTAGAGCGATTACCGATGTCGAAGAACGATACATCAGAAAAATTGCTAAAACCGATAGACGTTACTATCTATATCTTTTAATGCTCGATTGCGGATGTCGTCCATCTGAAGCAGCAGAGTGTAAAGGTATGGATATATTGGTTAAAGACGATATCCCTTTGCTGCATATTCGCGGAACGAAATCGGTTAATGCTGATAGAACAGTTCCAATACCATGCGATTTATTTGAATTGATAAAGCATACGCCACCTTTTGAACACATCGCATGCTACAGTTCCGGAACTGCTATAAAGTACGAAAATCGTAATCGTGTATGGGAATCGTTTAAAAGGCAACTGAACATTGCGATGGGTTGCAAAATGTATCGCAATCAGCTCATCCCACCTTATCCTGTAGCTCCCGATTTAGTGCCTTATTGCTTAAGGCACACATATTGTACTAATCTCGCACGAAAGAGGATTGACATACGAATGGCTCAAAAGCTAATGGGTCACTCTGATATATCCCTTACAGCTAACATTTATACAAATCTTGATGAAAGTGACATACTTGATGTGGCAAAGATATTAAATCAATCAACAGCAAGTAGTAAAATCTCTAAACTACCATAATCATGGTAGTTTTTTTGTTAGGGTGTTGCACAGGGTGTTGCACGCATGAGGGCAATATAGGGCAATATAAGGCAATACAAGTTTTAAAAATCTATTGATTTTAAAAATAAAAAGAGCCCTGTATTGCTTGAAAATCAAGCAATTACAAGGCTTTTTCTTCTGGAGCTTCCGAGCGGGATCGAACCGCTGACCTGCGCGTTACGAATGCGCTGCTCTACCAACTGAGCCACGGAAGCGTATAAAAGGAATATGGCAAGCCGTTGAGAAATTAGCGATTTGCCACATTACCTTAA